AGCGATCTCTCCCCACGTTTTTTCCACAACCCCAAGGGGGTACGGCCATGGCTAAGAGTTCGCTTCGCGCTGTGCGCCCGGATGAAACGGCGCCTCCCAAGGATGAGCCCAAGACGGTTTTGGAGGCCGCCGAGGCTGGGGATCGCCTCGCGGAACTTATGCAGATTCGCCGCGTTATCGCTCGGGCCTTGGACAACGAGAACACTGCGGCCCGCGACCTGGCCTCCCTGTCTAAGCGCCAAATCGAGTTGAGCCGGGAGATTGAGGCTTTGCAGAGGCAGCGGGTCGAAGAGGCCAAGCAGGGAGCTATTTCCGGTGATGAAGAGTGGGCAGAGGAAGCTATCTGAGGTTGCCCGGCATATTTGCCGGCCGGAGGGCATCGTAACGACTGGCTTTCCGCCTGTTCGCGACCGTGCGCTGGCCATGGGGATGCCTTTTGATCCGTGGCAGGACGGTGCTGCCCGGCTGGCGCTGGCGAAGCGTGAGGATGGGCTGTATGCGGCCGGTATCGGCGGCGTGGTCCTGTCCATCCCCCGCCAGGTCGGCAAGACGTACCTGATTGCCGCGGTTGTCTTCGCTCTTTGCACGATCTACCCGGCTTTGACTGTGATTTGGACGGCGCATCGGACCAGGACGCATAACGAGACGTTCAAGAAAATGCAGGGCATGGCTGCTAAGCCGAAGATCGCCCCGTATATCGCGAACATCCGGGCCGCGAACGGCGAGCAGGAGATCACGTTCAAGAACGGTTCGCGGATCCTCTTCGGCGCCCGTGAGTCAGGTTTCGGCCGTGGCTTCGATGAGGTCGACGTCCTTGTCTTGGATGAGGCGCAGATCCTGACGGCCGACGCAATGTCGGACATGGTTCCGGCGACGAACGCGGCGAAAAACGGTCTGGTGTTCATGATGGGCACCCCTCCGCGCCCGAAGGATCCCGGCGAAGTGTTCACGAATGTCCGCGCTGCGGCTTTGGGCGGTGACCCGGACACGCTCTATATCGAGTTTTCCGCTGACAAGGGCGCAAGCCTTGACGACCGGAAGCAGTTGGCGAAGGCTAACCCGTCATACCCGCACCGAACCAGTGATGCCGCGATCCAGCGTATGCGGAAGCTGCTGGGCTCGGATGAGAGTTTCCGCCGTGAGGCTTATGGCGAGTGGGACGAGGCAGCGCTCACAAAGAAGGCGATCTCGCCGACGTCGTGGGATGCGCTGGCGATCCCGCCGGCCAAGGTCCCGACCGATGGCATCCGCGTCTACGCTGTCCGCTTCGCTGTGGACGGCTCTAGCGTGGCCCTGGCCGCGGCGATCCGCCCGGATAACGGCCCGATCCATGTGGAGGGCATCAAGCTCGCCGCGATGGGTGACGGGACGGCCTGGCTGATCGACTGGCTGGTCGACCACCACGAGAATGCGGCGCAGATCGTCGTCGACGGCAAGGCCGGCGTCGGCTATCTGGTGAACGCACTCCATGAGGCCCGCGTCCCGAAGTCGGTCATTATCACGGCCGGCACGGACACGATCACGACGGGAACGTCCATGGTCGAGGCCGCGCTCATTTCCAAGGATCTGACGCACCGCGGGCAGAAAGTGCTTGACGATCAGGTCAAGGCCGCTGAGAAGCGGAAGATCGGCGTCAACGGCGGCTTTGGCTGGGCGGCGCCGGAGGGCGGCAACGTCGCAATGCTCGACGCCGCGACTCTTGCCTATTGGGGCGCGAAGACAACGAAACGTAGACCAGGAAGGAAGGCGGGGTTTCTGTGACTGAATGGACGACTGCCGACATTACCGGTCTGCGGATCGACAATGTTACCGATGACGAGCTGGCCACTATTCGGCAGCTCATTGCTACGTGGTCTGACCGCCGGACGAGGAACCTTCGCCGGTCGCTGTACTACGACGCAGAGCAGGCTTTCAAGGATCTCGGCCTCATGCTCCCGCCGCAGTTGAAGAACGCTAAGTTTCGCCTCGGCTGGGCGACTCAGGCTGTCCGGGCCGCGGCGACTCGCTCACGATTCGAGGGTTTCCGCCTGGCTGGCTCCGATGATCCTTTCGAATTGGGCGAGATTCTTTGGGCTAACCGTTTCCGTCTGGAGTTGTCGCAGGGCATCGTCTCGGCCTACAAGCATGGCATGTCTCTGGCGACCGTCGCTAAGGGGGACGCGGGCGAGAGCAAGGTCCAGATTCAGATGCACTCCGCGGAGTCCTCGGCCGCCATATGGGATCGCCGACGTCGGCGCATTGCCTCCGCGCTGACAATTTCGGCTATGGATCGAGACAGGCCGTCCGAGTTCATCGTCTACCTGCCCACGATCGTCTTGCGGTGCTCGCGTAATCAGACGGGCCGCTGGTGGACTGAGCGGATCCCGAACGCGATCGGCCGGACCCTTGCTGTTCCGCTGACGTATGACCCGCAGCTCGGTAAGCCGTTCGGCCGTTCGAGGATCACTAACCCCGTCATGGACCTTACCGACATGGCTGTCCGCGCCTATGTCCGCATGGAAGGTAACGCGGAGTTCTACAGCTCCCCTCAGCTCGCCATCGAGGGTATCGACCCGGACGCGTTCGGCGAGGTGTCGGAGTCGAAGAAGTTCAAGCTGGCCATGGATCGACTGATCGCTTTGACGCGGGACGCTGACGGCAACGCGCCGAGCATCAAGCAGTTGCAGCAGGCGACGATGACGCCTCACTCGGACATGCTCCGGACTGTGGCGTCGGCGTTCTCTGGCGAGACTGGCATCCCCCTGGCTGAGCTTGGCATCTTGCATGACAATCCGTCGAGCGCTGAGGCCATGCTGACCGCTGAGCGGAAGCTGATGCTGGAGGTTGGGAATCAGAATGAAGTGGTTCTCAGCGAGGCCGTGACGCAGATTGGAACGCTGGCCGTCATGGTCCGCGACGGACTCACCGAGGCTCCGAAAGAGGCGTGGAAGCTGTCCGCGCACTTCGCTGACCCGGAGTTCCGGTCGACGTCGGCGAACGCTGACTCCTATGTGAAGCTGGCCGGCGCTAACCCGGAGCTTGCGAGCTCCCCGGTGCTGCTGGAGACGGTCTTCGACGAGGCTCAGGTTACGCGGATCATCGATGAGCGGAAACGGGCGCAGGCTGGCGGCGCACTCATGCAGTTGCTGGCTCAGAAGCCGGCGCCGACTCAGGAGGTAGTCCCGAATGGTGGCGCAGGCTGACATTGAGCAGTTTCGGGCGGCTAACTCGCAGCTTTCCCAGCTAGTCCGGGATGCGCTGGAGGCATTCTTCGCGTCGCTGGATCTGAGTAGGCCCGAGGCGGCGCGGGATGCGCTGTTGGAGTTCGTTCCGGTCCTCACTGCGCAGTATGGCGACGTTGCGGCGACTCTAGCGGCTGATTGGTATGACGAGATGCGCGCCGCGTCTGGGGCCGCTGGACGGTTCCGGGCACTGACGGCCGCGGCGGTGCCTTCGGGCGCGGTAGAGGCCAAGGTGCGCTATCTGGCGGGGCATCTCTGGACGCCCGAGCCTACGGCCATGCTCGGCGGCCTGTTGACCGCTACGGACAAGTACGTGAAGCAGCCGGCACGGAACACTGTGGCGGCCAATGCGAAGCGCGAGGGCGTTCGGTGGGCGCGTGTGCCGACCGGGCCGAAGACGTGCGCGTTTTGTCTGGTCATGGCCAGCCGTGACGCCAAATATGCCACAAGGCAAAGCGCCGGCGACACCAAGGGCACTGGATTCGGCGACCACTTCCATGGGGACTGTGATTGCCAAGTCATCCCCATCCGGAAGGCGTCAGACTACCCCGCGGATTACCTGCCGGACGACTACTACAGCATGTACTCGGACGCTACCAAGGACGACAGCCCGGAGGCCCGGGCGTTCCTGGCGTCCCTGCCTGCCGATGACAAGAACAAGCAGTTGAAGGCCGCCGTGTTTTCCATGCGCCGCCTGCACCCGAACGTCGTCAGGGACGGCGTTCACACCCACTAGACCACCGGCCCCGCACGGAGCCGTTTTATCCCGCACGGGAGGAATAACAGATGAGCGAAGCAGTACCAGAGCCCACGCCGACACCCGAGCCGACGCCTACCCCGGCGCCCGCCCCGGAACCTCCTGCACAGGAGCCGGACTGGAAAGCACTGGCGCGCAAATGGGAGAGCCAGTCGAAGGCCAACAAGACGGCACTCGATGAACTGACGGGCAAATTCACGTCCGCAGACACCGAGCGCACCGAGCTTGCCACGAAGCTCCAGGCCTACGAGGCGGAAAAGGAACGGGCCACGCTCGTCTCCGAAGTCGCCACAGCCAAGGGCGTCCCCGCATCGGCACTCCGCGGCACTACCCGCGAAGAGCTCGAAGCGCACGCCGACGTCCTCGCTGACCTCATCAAACCCTCCGGCCCGGTTGTGCCTGGCCAGGAGCTCACCCCCGACAAGGTTGGCGATGACCCCCTGCGGGAGTTCACACGCAGCCTCTTCAA